CGCAACTACCGAGGTGTGCGCCGTTATCAGAGCGTTCAAGAGCGAATACTCCGTTATGTTCGCCGCGGTCATTTTTAAGCGGCACTTTATTTACCTCAAAGCGAGGTACTTCTTCTAGCGTTTCGATTTCTGTTAAGAATCCCATTTTTTTGTTTTGGTTTGTTTTGTTCTACCCTTTTATTTTAACCTAGTTCCTTTAGATTAAATCTTTCAAATTTTTCTTCAGCTTTCTTGAATGAATCATAAATGCTCATGACCTCAGTAGTTAGCTTCTCTTGCTTTCTAGCATCTTTCTCCTCTTTAGAATTGTAATAAGCATTATAAGATGCAAATCTAGCTACAGTAGTGAAGTTAAAAACATACTCCTGAAAAGCATGCCGCAGTTCATGAAGTATACTTCCAAATACATATCGTCTATTTCCTTCTGTATCAAGATCCATTACGTAATGACATCTGCCTTTAGTTCGCTCCATAGTCGACTGCTCCTTTATCTTGCTCTTCCATACTTTACACTCAATATTGATCTTTTTATTAAAGCCTCTTTCAAATATATCCGTGCAGATTCTTCCTAGTAATTCAAAGTCAAGTTTAGTTTCTTTAATTATCCGTTTCGATGGATAGAATTTTATCATCCTACTCTTTTTATAACTGGTTTATCAACTCCTTCTGATAGGAGCTTATCTCTAATTTTTTTAGCATCATCATAATTATCGATGCGTTCCTTATGAAAACGGAGAAGACCAGATACCGAATCCTTATATTCGATAATATATTTTCCATATTCAAAGGGTTTTATTGGCGGTCTGCGCCTTTTCATACCATAATTATATAGTAGTTCCTTCCGAGTTCCACTAAATATTATTGTGTTAGAACTAAAAATATTAGAATATAGTAAGGAGAAACAAGCTAAATTACTCGAGCCAGCTAAAAGAGCGCATAAAAAACCTGATATTGGAGTAGAAATTAATAACAAATCTGCTTATTATGTTATCAGAGACTGCGCGATGATTACTCAAAAGTATCTTGTTTTACATATATGGGGTACATACAGCGATCCTTTCAAAAGCCTTAAAGGAAAATTTACAAAAGATGATGTAGTAGACTTTCTAAAAAGAGCAAAATCAGATGATACTACAAATCAGATCAAGGATGTAATTATTTCCGCAATGCGAGATAAATTTGATACAACTGTTACAACTTCTTCATCTTTTGATTATAGTGTAGAAGAAGATGATATATATGGCTACTACGGAGAAGCGGAGCAAACGGATGATGATTTTGTTGAACAAGAAATGACTGAAGAAGAAATGTTCTTAAAATTCTTCGACGTTAGCTAGCTCTATATTTTTCTACGTAATACTTTACTGTAGGAGATAAATTAAACTTAGCTTGCTTCTCAACAGCATTCAATTTATGCTTGGAAGATAATTGATATTTAAAATCATGTCCTTTACGATCTGGTACATATTCTAAATAATCGCTCTTCTTTCTTTTGTAACCTGGAAACTGATGCTCTATTTCTTTGATAACTTTCTTAATTAAATCTAGATTATCAACAACTAAATTACCTACAATATTATATACAACAGCAGGTACATCATCTTTTAACACTTCAATAATAGCTTTAGCATGATCTTCTGCATGGATCCATTCTCTAATATTCTTACCATTTCCATATACAGGTACTTTGTTTCCTTGAACTATAGATCGTATTACAGTAGGAATTAATTTTTCATCATGCTGTCTAGGTCCATAATTGTTGCAACATCTAGTAATAGATGCATCAACTCCAAACGTAGTAATGTAAGACTGTACTAATAAATCAGAACCTGCCTTAGTAGCAGAATATGGTGAACGAGGAGATAAAGGACTATCTTCAGTAAAGGGAGGATCACTCTTTCCTAAATGACCATAAACTTCATCCGTCGAAACATGAACCATTCTTGCTTTATGCTTACGAACTAATTCTAAAACTTTAGAGGTTCCTACCAAATTAGAATCTACAAATGAGAGAGGATTATCAATAGATCTATCTACATGTGATTCAGCTGCTAAATGAATAACATAGTCGACTTGTTTATCGATAAACTCTAAAGGGTTAGCCATATTAAGTCTCCAATGCTCGTCATTAGAAATATCTATAAAGTGATTTTGAACTCTCTCATCACCTACAATATTTTCTTCGGAAGATCCAACTCCTAACTTATCAATGTTATAAATAAAGAGCTCTTTATCCTTACTCTTTAAAAGCTCCTTAATTACATATGACCCAATAAAGCCACACCCTCCTGTTACAACATAAGTACTCATGATTCTTTTAAAATATCTTTATTTTGTTTTAAGGTCTGGAGAGTAATTAGGTCTTTAATTCTAGTTGTTGACCACTCATGAGACCGGGTTGTGTATATAACTTGAGGAGGTAAATCATCTCCTGTAAAAGGCTTACCAATATAATCTTCCCCTAATATTCTAATATCAGGTTTAAAGAATTTTATTAACTCATATAATTCTTCTTCTGTTTGATACATATATACCTCGTCAATATATTGAATAGCCATCAGAGTTTTATACCTTTCGTAATATGGAATAACAGGCTTGTATTTAGTGTACCGAGTAGCAGAAGGATCTCTTTGTAAAAAAACTAAAAACCTATGGCAGTGCTTTTTAGCTTCTTCAAAAGTATAAATGTAGCCCGGGTGTAATAAGTCAAAGCTACCTGCAGTAAAACCTACAATTTCTTTATTCATCCAATATTATTTTAGTCAGAGCTGAATGAATAGCAACCTCTTCACCCATTAACGGAAAAGAGTATTTCTCTTTTATTTTATCAACTGACAGAATACAATTAGATCTATTAGCTAAACAATTCAAGTCTTCAAATTGAACCCAGTTCCAGTTTTTATTCTCTAAATTATAATCTTTCATTAGATCAGTAATAACGTCAGTCGATAGAGCATTAGGTTGAACGAAGTTAATTATATCTTTATCTTTAGCTTCAAACTTATCTGTTATAAAATGCTCAATAAAATCTAGCAACTGAGGGATATAAGTTTTGGAATTTTTAAGATTTATAAGATTATCATACTTCTTAATTTTAGTAAGGTATGATCGTTCGTGTAATCTATCGCAGAAGGGCATTCTTACGCGTATAATTAATCCATGATCACATCCTAATTCAAAGGCATGTTTACTTTTAGAGTAGGTAGAAGATTCTTTATCGAAAAAACCAAAGTTAGGATAATCTTCTTCAGTAAATTCTTTTGTATAATTTGTATATATGCATCCTGAAGAAATGTGAATATAATTTATATCATAAGCTTTACATAACGTGCTTAATTTAAGTGGAGCAAAAGTATTTAATTCATAACATAGCTCAGGCTTTCGCTCTCCTTCATCTACATTAGGTCGACCAGTAAAACCAAAACAGTTAATAACATAATCAAATTTTTCTCTAGTAAACCATTTAATAAGTTCAGAAGAGTTAGTATAATCAAGAAACTCTCTTCGTACAATAGTTACGTCGCTCTTTTTTATTTTCTTTAATCTACCATACAGGTAAGAACCTACATAGCCATGTCCTAGTATAAGTATTTTTTGCATATTAAATTTCTAAAGTATTCGGTTCGTATATTTTACTATGAGTTTTAGTACATCTAACAAATGTAGCGCATTTACTTAAATGCTTTAGCTTAGCTGCTCCGACATATGTACATGTACTTCTAATACCTCCTAAAATATCTTGAACGATATAACGCATAGGCCCTTTATATGGTAGAACTACTCTACGTCCTTCTGAAGTTCTATAGTCTTTCAAACCACCGTTATGTTTTTCATTAGCTTTCTTACTGCTCATTCCATAGAACTCGACATATTCTTTTTCATCGATAGTAATCCTTTCACCGCCACCTTCTTGTGAACCAGCTAACATCGACCCAAGCATTACAAAATCAGCTCCAGCACCAAACGCTTTAGCTACATCACCCGGTGTTGTACATCCCCCATCAGCAATAATATGACCATCTAAACCATGAGCAGCATCAGCGCATTCAGCAATGCAACTAAACTGCGGATAACCAACACCTGTTTTAATTCTAGTTGTACATACGCTTCCTGAACCAATACCTACTTTAACAATATCAGCTCCAGCTAAAAGCAGCTCTTCTACCATTTCACCTGTTACTACATTACCTGCAATAATATTACTTTTAGGAAACATTTTTCTCACTACCCTTACACAACTTACAAATGCCTGTGAGTAACCATTTGCTACATCAATACAAATATTACGTAATGGTACTTTCTTGTTAATAATAGATAGGGTATCATAGTCATAATGACTTCTACCTACTGTAACAGCTACATGTTTACCATGATTCTCTTTAAGCTCTTCAATAAGATCATCTTGATCAATATTCTTTTTGTAACAAGTAAAAAGATCTAAGTCACTTAAAGTTCTTCCTACCTCTAAAGTACCAACACCATCCATGTTAGCAGCCATAACAGGAATGCCTCTATAAGAGCCACCGTATTTAAATTTAAACGTTCTAGTTAAATCAACCTCTTTTCGAGATGATAATGTCGATCTTTTAGGACGAATCAATACATCATCAAAATCATACTTAAGCTCAGTTTCTATGCGCATGCCTTGTTAATTATAAGGCTTTTAAGCTAATATCAACTTGTAATTTTATCTCTAATAAGCTCTAAATTTATCTCACCTTCTTCTAAACTATCAGAGATCTGCTGACTTAGCTCATTACCTAATTCACTAAGTTCATAATCTTCAGTACTATGTAAAACTTCAGTTAATTTATCCAAAGCGTTGTATACTTCTTCCACTTCTGATTCAAATTTTTTAAGAATTGAACTTTGTTTCATATATTCTATTTATTTTAATAAATATAATTAATGTCGTTCTTAAGAGAAGTAAACTTAATTCTGGAAAAAGTTGGATCTTATAAGCCTATTAACTTACCTTATAGCTTAAATGCATTAGAACCAGTTGTAAACAGACAAACTACCGACTTTCATTATAATAAACATTATAAAGGATATGTAAAGAAGTTAAATGTTGCAATGGGAAACAGAAGAAAGAAGCCTTTAGTTGAGTTAGTTAAAGATATAAAAAATTATAATGATAAAGTAAAAGATAATGCTGGCGGAGCATATAATCATCAATTATTTTTTAACATGATGACTCCTGGAGGAAGTAACTTCGAAGGGGAGATAGCAGATAGAATAAAAAAGCGGTTCGGTACTTACGCTAAATTTAAAAAAGAGTTTATAAGCAACGCCTCTGATCAATTTGGTTCAGGTTGGGGCTGGTTAGTTGAAAAGGACGGTAAATTAGATTTAATTAGGACCCCTAATCAAGATAACCCGCTTATGTTTAATTTAGGTAAACCTATTCTTGGTGTAGATGTATGGGAGCATAGCTACTACCTTATGTACGGACCTGATAGAAAAGAATGGCTAAGTAATTTTTTCGAGATTGTTAATTGGAATTTTTGCTCCGCTCTGTTGCATACTAGCTAAGATTGCTTCTACTTCTGCCTTCATATAGTTTACATGATAAGATAAAAATCTTTCATCTTTTAAATAAAAGATAACACACTTCCTACATCTTTTACTAGTCATTCTTTCATACAAGTATGCATACATAGATAACTGCAATCCATATAAATTAAATTCGCAGTTATGTAAATGACTTACAGGGTCCTTTAAACGTTCACAAAAAGGAGAACTAAATCTAAATTTTTTATTAGTCTTAAAGTCCCCTACAGTGAATTCATTTTTATGCTCATAAATTAAATCAGCTGTACCAGCTATCTTAAACTCTTCATCATATAGTAAATTCTCACATAAAACGTTCTTAAAAGAGTCAATTGAACGCTCAGCTGCTTTATCATAAGACTTACACAACCAACCATAATTATCTTCTACATCTCCATAACTAATATAATCTTCTAATATTTTATGAATATTAGTACCTCTAGTACAAGCTCTTACCTTTTCTTTTTCCCACATTTCAAGAACTAACTCTTGAGATATACCTTCACGATCTGCAACTCTTTTAGAATGACCATCTCTATCGAAAGGTTGCTTATACTTTCCTAATAGAGTAGTTACCGAGATAAACTTTTCGTTAGTATCTTTATGAGTATACGTATGAGACGCTTCATCAAATTTAATTTTCACTATCTAATATTATACCTACATTATAATAAAATCAATATTATTTTACAGATCTATAGAACTACGTAGTTTTTTTATTAAATAATATAACATGGAGCCGGAAAAATCACTTCTAAAAGAATTTCTAAGCGGTGGTTGGGTCGTACCTTTGATAGGGGCCGGCGCAATGTTAGCTCGTCTGCTTTCAGGCGAAAATAATTATACATGGGGCCAACAACTTAAAAAGATATTAACTGCCGGTATTTCAGCTGGAATAGCTTGGTTTATACTTGAACAAACAGAAATATCTTCTCTTTATAAAGCAGTAACATATGGAATTATTGGTGTTATTTCTCCAGAGGTAATTGAAGGCATAGTTAAATTAGGTAAAAAGTTTGCAGATAATCCTGAAAAGGTTATTAAAAAATAATGAAACCGAAATATCTAGTTTATATTCTAGCTGCTATGATACTAGCGTTCGTTATTAGAGGATACTTTTGTGTTGACATGGTTAATGTATATTTGGATGCTCTAAATAAGGGAGCGTTACCATCTGATGGTGATTTATATTGCACGGTAACAGAAAATGTTGAAGGTTTTAAAAAGCATTTACTTCTTTCTGGTGTCTTTGCGATAGTAATTGCTGTTTGTTGCCGGTTAAAAGCACCAAAGTAAATAAATATAAGTATGGGAAAGAAGATATCTCAGCTTACTATTGCTAGCACTCCATATGAAGGCGAAGAGCTTTTCGCTATGGTTGAAGATAGTGCTACTGTAGCAGCTCCAATTAGTTCATTTCAATCATTTTTATCAGGTCAAGATCACTTAGCATCACCGCATAAAAATAATAATTTTGTTTGTGATCAAACAGTAGCAGGTACTATTAGTGGTGAAAAATTAAACATAGGTACCCAGAATAATGCTTCTTTAGGTACTGGAGCTTCTATCGCAGGAGGATTTAAACAAACAGCAACATCTAACCATACTTTTATTGGAGGCGGTTGCTGTAATACTACTACTGGTAATGAGTCTGCTGTAGGTGGGGGGTTAAAAAACACTAACGCTGCATGTTTAGGTTTTATTGGAGGTGGCGAATGTAATGAAATTACTAGTGCTGGTCTTTGTTCCACAGTGGTAGGTGGTTTTGATAACTGCACTATTGCGGATTTGACAGTTATCGGTGGAGGTAATCAAAACAGTATATCTAACGATTGTAGTTTTATAGGAGGTGGTAGTAAGAATAAGGTGACTTCAACTGCTAAGACATCCACCCTAGTAGGAGGTGAAGATAATACTATAACAGGGTGCCATGCATTTTTAGGAGCAGGAGACTCTAATAACGCTAGAGGGTGTTATTCTACTTTAGTTGGTGGAGTCAGTTCATGTGCTATTGGTAAAGCTTCTTTTGTTGGAGGAGGAACTTGCAACTGTGTGACTGGTTTAAGTGCTTTTGCTGGTGCAGGTCATATTAATAAGTCTACCGGAGATGCAAGTGCAATAGTAGGTGGTAGTACAAATACAGCTTCTGGAAGTGCTTCATTTATTGGAGGAGGATCAAGTAATACCGCTTCAGCTAAAGAGTCTGTAGTTGGTGGTGGTTTTAACAACACTGCAGAAGGTCCTTGTGCTACTAAAGGCTGTACGACTATAGCGGGCGGTGAAACTAATATAGTTTCACAATGCTGGGGATTTATTGGAGGAGGATGTAACAATACTGTAAATGGTGTTGGTGGAGTTGTAGCTGGTGGTGTTGCAAATACATCAGATGCTGATTATACTTATGTTGGAGGAGGTCAATCAAATACACATGGTAATTCTACCCACGGAGCAATTGTAGGTGGGTGTGGAAATGTTCTATTAGGAGTTTGCACAGCAATAGTAGGAGGTAAATCTAACTTAACTTCAACAAATACAGATTATGGTATTATTGGAGGAGGACAATCTAACGCTATTCAATCAAATGCCTGCTGGGGATTTGTTGGTGGTGGTTGTGGAAACAAAGTATGTGATGATCACGGTACTGTTGCTGGAGGAAGTGGTAATTGCGCCGCCGGAGCATGCTCTAGTGTAGGTGGTGGAGAAGGTAATAATATAGCTACTGGAAATCATGCAACTATAGCCGGAGGATGTGGTAACTATAGTTGTGTTGCTGGTGATTTTATAGGAGGGGGAATTAGTAACTGCGGTACTGCTAGTTCTGGTGGTTGCAACGTTATAGTAGGGGGAATGAGAAATACTTTAACAGGGGCTGCAAGTGCATCAGTTATTGTTGGAGGCATTAATAATACAAGTTGCGGTTATGGATCGTTTTTAGGAGGTGGAGGTACTAATAATTCAGGTTGCTCTGATGGTTACTATAGTGTAATAGTTGGAGGATCAAGTAATTGTGTTTGCGGAGTTTATGGAATTGTAGTTGGTGGACAACAAAATACTACAGACAGTTCATGTGGCTTTTTAGGAGGCGGTTGTTGCAACATGGTTTGCACTACGGCGACAGGAGGAGTTGTAGGAGGCGGTATTTGTAACACATTAGTAGGAAAAGAATCAGTAGTTGTAGGTGGGTGTCAAAATTGTACCAATGAAGACTGCCATGCATTTATAGGAAGTGGTCACGGGAATACTATTTGCAATTCTGCGCATTGCGCAGTTTTAGTAGGCGGTAGTAGTAACGAAATAAGAGCTGGAGGTGCTTTTGTTGGTGGTGGTAATTGCAACCGAGCTTGTTCATGTTGCTCTGTTATAACAGGGGGATCTGAGAATGTAGAAGACGGTACGTGTTTAAATACTATAGACGGAGGTTATAATAATTCTATTTGTTATAGTTCTTTAGCTTCAGGAACTGTTGCTGGTCAAAACAACTGTATATGGAATTCGAATTTTTCATCTATAGCGGCAGGATGCAATAATAGTTTATCTGGTGGTTATGGATTTGTTGGTGGAGGTAGGAGTAATATAATTAAAAATGCACATACTGATGCTGCTATAGTAAACTCTAATATTACCTCAGTTTCTTCGTGCATGCTCCACGCAAATTCGTTATATTTAAAAAATCTACCTACAACTGATCCAGGAGTATGTGGTGTTATATGGTCAGATAGTGGTGCTTTAAAGGTATCTAGCGGTTGTTAGGAATATATAGTTGAATAATATCTATGCTGTAATAAATCATATAGTATGGCTACTACAGTTTTTCACATTGAAGGAGGTATAGGTAAAAATATTGCTGCAACTGCTGTTATTGCTGCGTATAAAAAAGCTAAGCCTGAACGTAAGATTATAGTTGTATCAGCTTGGGCTGAAGTTTGGATGAATAATCCTAACGTTTCTAGATTTTATGTTATAGGAAATACACCTTACTTCTATAAAGATATTATTCAAGGTAAAGATGTTGAAATATATTCAGCTGATCCATATCGAACTACAGATCACATTACTAAGAAAACGCATCTTATTAAGACTTGGTGTAAGATGGCCGGAGTAAAACATAACGGTGAAGGCCCTGAATTAAACTTTAACTTTAGGGAGCTAGAAGAAGGAGCAGCTTATATCAATCAATTTAAAACAGATGATCGACCTACTTTACTTTTTCAACCTTTTGGAGGACCAGGACCTGATCACCAACAACACCCATACTCTTGGACGAGAGATATGCATCCTAACCAAGCTCAAGAAGTAATTAACAAGCTAGCTGAAAGATATAATATTATTCACCTTTGCTATGAGTTTCATCCAAGATTACAAAATTGTCATCGCTTTGATAAGACTGTCGGTAAAAAGGCTTTATTTGCCATGACGGGTAATGTCAATAAAAGGTTGTTTATTGACTCCTCTTTACAGCATGCTGCAGCAGCATTAGGTCAGAAGTCTACTGTATTGTGGATTGCTACTCAGCCTAAAATTTTCGGCTATAAGATTCATAATAACATTGGACCTAAGAAAGAATATCTAGACGGTCATATTGATTCTTATCTCTTTGACTATAATTTTACAGGTACCATTTACGAGTGTCCGTATAAGTCTATTGAAGAACTACATGATGTAGATGCTATTGTTAAAGCTGTTGATCAACAAGCTTAATAATACGAGCCGTAAATATCTGTATCATTTACATCCATATCCATAACATCGGTCTTTGATACATTATCGATATTATAAGGATCCTCTTCTGTAGGATACGTCTTACCATCTGAGGTGAGTTGATCAGTAAGGGTAGTAGAAAGAATACCACTGAAAGAATTATCGTAAATTTGCTCATTTACTTTCTCACTCGACAACCCGTTCTGGAAAGTATAATCTAATCTCTTGCCTCTTAATCTATATATATAATGACCTAAAATAGGATTAAGAGCTGACATATCTTGATCCATTCTCTCTGTTATTTCATATTGTACAGAGCCTCTTCCATTTGGACGATCGCAACCTAATACTGTTAAATCGATTACATCTCCAGCTTTAGGTTCTATTGACTGACCAACTGAAGCATAATCAAAATAATCAGAAGCAGCTGTTTCAAACGTACTTATGTGTACAAAGGCAGTGAATTCATCTCCTGGGTCAAAACCAAACTTAGTTAAACTTAATGCATCGTCACTTAATTCAATATACATTTGTATTCCTGAAAGAGGTCCTTGGAACTGCTTTACTGTATCTTCTCCGTATAATAAATCTGCAGCAGATAGATTAAAAGTATTAATGTAGTAATCTACTGGAATACCAAAATTATTAATTAAGTCGTTAAATGCTTGATCAAAGACAAGTTGCTCTGCTTGTAAATTAGACGGGTTAACTAACTTACCGCAATTTGGTATAGCTGTTGCCGCTAATACCTCTTCCGGTGTGCAGTTTAATCTATTTTGATTACATACAGACATTTTATCTCTTTGCTAACATTCCACATTGGTTACCTTCTTCGTCTTCAAACATCTTTACTTGTACTCCAGAATTACCTAGTACTTTTGTTTCACCAGAAGAATAATCAACACCATAAGTGTTTAAAGTATCAAATAAAGGCATGCCCATAAGTTTAATTTGACTTGCAGCTCCGTTTAGTAAATTGTTTACATGAGGACACTGATGATTATATTTTTTAGGTAAAGTGTTAAGGTGTTTTTTATTTAAACCAACCCTATTAATATTTTTACCTACTCTCATATGAGGATTTAGAAGCTCCTCTCCCTGATAATATTCAAAATATGTCTTAAAGTTTTCCATATAAATCTTATCATATGATGTAGCTATCAGATCAATTAATTTTTCTATGACTTTTGTATTACGAAGAACTTTAAAAGCTAAATTCTCTATACTGAATTCTCCTTCTCTTGCTAGACCTCTCTTTCTCATTTTTGAGATCTTATCCTTGAGTTTTTTAGCAACTTGATTTAATTTCTTTGCCTCTTCTCCTTTAACATTCTTAACCTTTTCTTCTAATATCTGAGTATCCTTAACAAACGTATTTGCTTTTTTATATACATCCTTTAAATCAACTGAAGGTGGGTCATATGTAGGCTTAGTTATCCACTCATCATCTTGAATCGAATATAACCCTGAAGCAGTATGAGGTTCATCCTTATCCTGAACATACATCTCTACGTCATGACCTCTAAAATTTATATTATGACGTTGATTCCATATAAATCTCTTTCCATCTAATGCATCTTTAACTAAGTCTTCATCATCATTGATATCTTTATAATCAATTAATACATGAACGTCTAAATCAGAAAAATCGTTATAGTTATAATTACTATTACTACCAGTTAAAGTAATATCATATATCTCTACATCGTTTAAATCTAACTCATTTATAAAATCTGAAGTAATAGCTAATAATTTTTGTCTTATTGTTGGATCAAAGCTATCTTCAGACCAAAACTTTTCATTTAGAGTTTTGTTGTAGATCTTCACACTTATATTTATTAAAAAAGCCCGTAGAGGACTACTCTACGAGCTTTTAATTGTTAATATTTGAGTTTTTTTATGCTCCTGGAATAGATCCAAGCTTCGTATTTCCAACAGTATTTTTCTTACCCATGTCAACTTCATGCTTAAGAGTAGATCCAGCGTCAACGCCGTAACCTCCACCGTCTACATCAGTTGCAGCTCCAGCAGATTTTAATTTACCTACTTTATTCTTACCACCATGTCCGTAATTGACATCATGCTTAAGAGTTGATCCAGCATCTACACCGTAACCACCTCCATCTTTCATTGCTGCTTCTTCATCCTCTTCAAACTGTGTATCAGTTACTTCTTCAACATCAACATCGATATCAACTTCAGTTTCCTGTTGTGCGATGGCTGTTTGTAAGATGTTACAAAGGGTTTGTGCTAATTCACCGGGAATGGAAACTGCGATAGTTTCAGGTACTTCATCAACCTCTACGTCGGTCTCAATTCCTAAAGCTTCAATGTCTGTAATATCTTCAGCATCTTCGCCAAAGTTTTCATTAACCATTACCTTATTATAAAGTTTATCAAATACGGAAGTCTTACTCATAAAATTATTTAGGCCATCTCGTGCAATTTTCTCGTGTTCTTCTAAAAATTCTTCATCTTCTTCATCTTCTTTACCTTTTTTACCCTTCTTTTTATCTTTTAGAGCTTTTTCCATTGACTCGTCAGTATCTCCATCTCCATCTACATCTGGATAATCTGGTCTTTTTTCTTCTTCATCTTCTTCAGGTCCAACGTTGCCTGTATAAGCTACTTGACCAAATGTTGGACCAGTAGGCTCAGGCTCATTACAATCACCTGGATCATTACCATCTCCATATGTATAACCTTTAATATTATAGATGTTATCTTTTTTGTCTTTTTCAGACATTTTTGTAATATCAACTAATGGTGGTCTAAATCCACCCTTTTCTTCAGGTCCACCTTGAATTAATGGTGCTTCACCTGTTGTACCTGGAGGTACATCTTCGCTAACAATTACTTTATTAAACACATCTTTATATGCTTCTCCTAATGACATGAAGTCTTTACTTTTTGACATGTAATTATTTATGCTCCTTATTAAATATTTCTGTGCCTGCTAAAGATAATATGTTCTATATGGGTAATAAAAACTTACCCAATGTAAATTGGAAGGGTGAATACACTAAAGAACAAGTAAAAGACCTTAAAAAAGCTAGTAGTAATATACTTTATTTTGCTGAAAACTTTTTTCATATTGTTAACCTTGATAGAGGTAAAGAAAAAATAGCCCTATATAAACCTCAAAAACGTGCATTACGAAAGATGAGAGACAATAGATTCTTTTGTTTATTAGCTTCTAGACAGATTGGTAAGTCTACAATGATGACAATCTATATTTTATGGCAAGCATGCTTTAATAATGATCAGCGTATATTATTAGTAGCTAACAAAGAAGCTACTGCTATTGAGATATTTCAAAGGGTAAGAATGGCATATGAAGAGTTGCCGAACTGGTTAAAGCCTCCTGTTAAAGAATATGCTAAGACATCTATGACATTAGAAAATGGAAGTAGAATAGGTATTACAACTACTACCGGTACTGCTGCACGTGGTCAGTCTGTTAACTGCTTAGTAATTGATGAGATGGCATTTATTGAGCCTCATTTAGTAGAAGAGTTTTGGAAATCAGTCTTTCCAATTATTACTTCTTCAAAAAAATCTAAAGTGTTTGTATGCTCAACGTCTAATGGTACTGATAATCTATTTTATAAATTGTATAGCGGAGCTGTCGATGGAGAGAATGGCTGGGCGCATGATAAGATAAAATGGGATGAAATTCCAGGTAGAGATGAAGCTTGGGCTCAAGCTACTAAAACAGCGATTGGTTCAGCTGATGCATGGTTACAAGAGTTTGAATGTGAATTTATACATTCAGGTGAATCAACTTTAGATGATGAATTATTTGAAGAGATGATGTCTAAAGTGTCTGATCCTAAAATTATATTAGATGATGGACATTACAAATTATGGGAAGAGCCTGATGAAAGTAGGTTATATGTAGCGGGTGTAGATATATCTGAAGGTGTAGGGGTTGATTCATCTGTTATTCAGATATTAGATATTACAGATATTAAAGATATTAAGCAGGTAGCTATCTATAGAAACAATAAGATCCCGCCTTTAGAGTTTACTAATAAATTACATAAGATACTTCGTAACTGGGGGTCTCCCTTAGCTCTCATTGAGAGAAACAATTGTGGCGCACAGGTAGTGGATAGACTATCTGAAGATCTAGGTTATGATAAAGTAGTATCATATGGTAATAAGAATGCTCATCGTAGAAATGTTATGAGAGGAATGATAGCGCATACTAATACAAAGTATAAGGGGGTGTTGAATATGCGTTACTTCATGAATGAAATAAGAGTTGTAAATATTCAAGAAGAACAGACAGTAGCTGAGTTAAGAAACTTTGTAAGATATCCGAACGGTACATGGAAGGCTAGAGGAGGCTTTCATGATGATAGAGTTATGGCTATGCTTTATGCTTTGTTTATATTGGAAAAAGAAATAACAGAGAGATTTTTTGAGATAGTAGAAGTAGATGATATGGGTAAGCCTTGCGTTATTGAACCTATGGATTTTGGTGTTCAGTACTTCGAAGATCCTACTTCAATATATTTAGATGAAGAAATAATTGGCGGTAATTCCAATAATGTATCAGCTATAGTATTTGGTATGGGTGAAGAGAGTGAGGATGAGATGGATGAATTGAAAGCAATGGGCTTTACTATGTTAGGAGAAGCACCTCCTAATAACTGGCAGGCAGGTATATTAAAGGAATAAATATATTATATGGCTAGAAACACTATGCAGCAGTCTATGCTGAACAAATCAAGAGCTGATAAGTTTTTATTAGTTTTTGATGTACCGCCTATATTAAAGGAATTTAGTAAAAAATTTAATCAAACTAACGATTCTATTATACCAGACTCAGTACAATTTTCTATATTTGGAGCAGCTGTACCAGAGATAACTGTACCTGCAGTAGATAATAGATATGCAGGGAGCACCTTGTATGTATCTTCTCATTCGAAAAATCCTTACCCTCCTGTTTCAATAGGATTTAAAATTGATAATGAGTATAAAAACTACTGGACAATGTATTCATGGTTAAATTTATTACATGATCAATACGAAGGACGTTATAATGTAAGAGAGATTAACGAAAATCAACCAGATTTTCAAGACTATCAAACAGATTTAACCATTTATGGTAAGGATGAATTTAATAATAATCGTATAAAATTTACATATACTAAAGCATTTCCCACTACAGTTGAGGCTATAAACTATAGTTATACTGATCCTGATGAGATTACATCTGGTTTTACATTTGTTTACTCACAATTACATACAGAAGTTATCAGTTTTTGAAATTATTAACCTAAAATAGGATAAATAATTTTATGGCACAGCGTACAATAAACTCTCCTGGAGTAGAAATAAGAGAATCAGATCTTTCCTTTACAGCACCTGCAGCCGCCGGAACTAGCGTCTACGTTACCGGCTTTGCTCAGCAGGGTCCTCTCGATGAAGTCTTGTTAGTTAGCACTAAGCAAGAATTAACTCAATTATTTGGTCCCCCTACAAATGCTGCAGAGAAATATTTTCATTACACAATAAGTGAGCTTTTAAATTCACCAGCAACAGTTTATGCAGGGAGATTGCCATATGGAGCCGGAAATGGAGACGGATTTGGATCAAAATATTCAGCGTTAGTTTATCCAGTATCTGGATATAATAAAAGTGGTGATAGAACTGACACCTTGAGTAGTGTTACATCAGGAGCTTTTGTTCTTGGAGCTCCTTGTCATGTTGAACTAACAGAAGCAGAATATTTAGCTGCTGTTGATGGGTCATCTCTTACCTGGGCTAATACTTCTACAGATACTTCGAATATAAACGCTAGTCATCTCGGTAATGGAGGAGTAGTTATTTTAAATAAAACACAATTAGCTAATAATAATGGTTTAGAAGGTACATATGTAGGAATTGCTGGTATACAACAGCTTAACCCTGCTACTGATTTTGATGTCATATCTGGTGTTAAGGCTGTAAATGCAGCTAGCAGTGAAACAAAGCCTACAACCATGATAGATGTTCCTAAAAAATCATTGACTTTTAGCTTAACATCTTCACCCACGGACGGTTCTAGTCAAAGTATATCAAGAGTTGTTGAAAACTTAACAGATTACGACTTAGAAGCAGGGTCGTTTAACGACTACTTGAACATTGGAGTATTTAAATTACGAAAATCAATTTATGCTAATGAAGCAACTAAATTAGATTATGTTTTAACTGATAATATTGTTGGTTCAATAAACTCTCATAGAGTACAGCTTAATCCTAACGGCGGGGCTGATAAAACAGCGTTTTTAGGAAACGTAGGAGACGGTTCACAAAACATTAAAGTTCTTGTTAATGATAATGTTTCTAGAAGATTACTAGGAGGCGATGGATTAAATGATGAAAATAAACCTACTGTAGCAATCGTTACTGCTGGAACAAAAAATAGAACTACTACTAATACAGGTTTAAATTCTGCTGGCTTAGCTGCAACGGCCGGTAAGTTTGGAGCAGCTTTTGCAGGTGCGCAAAGTGCAACATTTGCTGATAAACTATTCCCATTAGGTCAATTTAGTAATGAAACAGTTACTACTAAGATTTTAGGTGATATACCAACTAAGCTTGAAAGATCACTCGATAACATTAAGAACGATGAAATTTATAATATTGATGTAGTAGTTGAAGCTGGTCTAGGAACTATTCATGCAGTAGCAAGTGCTCAAACTACTAACCCATATTATTATGATGATGAAGATTATAGCACTAATGTAGCAACAGCAGTTGATGGTTTAAGAACTTCAGGTGATGTTTCTGAAGCAACTTCAATAACATTACGAAGTAACTACTCAACTATCTTTAATAAATTTGAAGCATTTGTAAAACCACCTTACGATGGAGGTGAAAGAGGTGATTGTATATTTGTTGCTGATCCTATAAGACAAATTCTTATTAAAGGAGCTAATACAAAGATCTTAGCAGATAAGACAAAGAATTTCCAAACTGATATTTACTGGCCAATCAGACATCAGTTTGCAAATGAAAATACTTCTTACGCAGCAGTTTATGGTAACTGGATGGCTATAAATGATAGCTATGCAGGTAAACAATGTTGGGTTCCATCTTCTGGATATGCAGCAGCTGCAATGGCTAGAACAGATGCTGTGACATTCCCATGGTTTGCTCCAGCAGGATTTACAAGAGGCTTAATTTCATTCGCTAATGATGCAGCGATTAATCCTAATCAGAAGCAGAGAGATGAGCTTTATAAAGCTAACATTAATCCAATAGCTCAATTCCCAGGATCTGGAATAGTAATATTCGGGCAGAAGACTTTACAGAAGAAACCAAGTGCATTCGACAGAATTAACGTTAGAAGGTTATTCTTATCACTAGAAAGACCTACTAAGCAGCTAGCTCGTCAGTTTGTATTTGAGCAGAACTCAGAGTTTACTAGAACGAGATTAGTAAATGCTTTAACGCCCCTGTTTGAAAGAGCTAAGAATAACGAAGGATTATATGATTACTTAATTGTATGTGACGAGAGAAACAATACACCAGCAGTAATAGATGCTAATGAGTTAGTAGTAGATATCTACATTAAACCTACTAGAACAGCAGAGTTTATATTAGTTAACTTCTACGCAACAAGAACAGATGCTAATTTCCAAGAGTTAATTGGCGGTTAATAGAAAAATTTACTAAATATTATTATGGCAACAACAATTCAAAACTTCTTTACCAAAGCAGCAGAAAATCAATTTTCGAGAGATTTTCTTTTTCGAGTTAGAAACATTTCACTGACAGGAGGAATTGACTTTGTAGGTGATAATGATTTAGTATATGCTAAGACAGCAACCTTACCAGGAAGAAACATTGATGATAAAGTAGTAAATTACTTTGGTCAAGAGTTTCATGTTCCAGGTAGAGCTACTTATCCAACAGGTGGAGGGTATACTATTTCTTTTTACCATGATGAAAATTGTACATTAAGAACAAAATTTGAAGCAGCTTCAAGGTTAGTTTTTAATAATGAAACCTCTGTAGGAGAATATGGTATGCCAGGTACTGAGTCAGTTATAAATTTAGTTCAAGTTGATAAGTCACTTAATGATGTTAGAAATATTGAGCTCGTAGGTGCTTCAATTAGAAACATTGGTGACGTAAGTTACGATATTGCTGATGGTACTGGCGACGTTCTAAGCTTCGATGTTACTTTTGCTTACCACTTCTATAAAGACTTTGCTATAGCGTAAGTACTTTCGCGATTAAATATTATTAATGGCGTACGAGCAATATGACTTCTTAGATGGGTATAGTTATAGTGAAAGGTTCTTTCTTTCGCATCCATTTCTTTGGAAGGTAAATTTTAATTATAATAATGATTTAATTCCTCAAATAAATCTTTCCGCTAAAAAATCCTATTCTTCAGAAGATAGTTGGAGAGCTGTAACTGAACCTAGGTTATTTGAAAGAAATGGTAATATGTTAGTTGCGCGAGAGGTAACAGTTCCTAATGAAAACTCTCAATTCGATATAGCTGGTGCGCAAAACACAGGAGGTTTTTTACCAGGCTACGCTCTTAATAAACGTGTAGATTTTTTATCTAAAAATTTAGCTATTAACTTTTTTGATACACAAGATGATATAGAGCATTCATTTTTTAGACCATGGATGATAGCAATAGGTAACGATGGGCTACTAGAGAGAAAATTAATATGTCCCGATATTACGCTGCGCCAATATAATAATAGAATGGAATTAAGGAAGGGCTATATATTTGAACAGGTGTTTCCTACAAATGTAGAAGGTTATAATTTAACTTACAATGATGAAGAGTTTAAACAAAAGTCTGTTACTTTTGCATTTCGTAATTATAGACCTCTTCCGACCAACGACCCGGGTTTACCTTTTCTAGGTCTTTAACTATATAATATATGGATTGCGTCTTTAAGCTTCCTAATGGTAAGGAAGTAGTTACCAAAGAATTTTTATTCAAAGATAGTAAATTGTTTTTTAATAATTCATCTAACTTTAGATTAGATATATTTGAAAGTTTACTGGTAACTAAGGGGTTAAATGTTGTAGAAAAATTTATAACATTAGCGTTATTGAGAGAAAAATGTATAAAACAATCCGTAAATTTAAATTTAAATAATAAAGATAAAGAGGTAAGTATATCGTATATATTAAAAAATCTAAATGAAATAATAGATATAAGAGAGGAAAAACAAATGGATAATATAACTCTTACTTTAGATTATCCATCCAAATTTGTAATTGACACGGATAGTATTTTTAGTGTTATTCATAACATACAAATAGATAATGAATCTATAAATTTAAACGATGTTACTAATGAAGAATTTGTTCTTATTACTAACTCGCTGCCAGCTAATGTTTTATCAACTATTGCACAGTTTATTGAGGATAAAAAACATGCATTAATTTACAGTTTATTTACCGGTAAGGATAAAATGGAGTTAAACTTTTTAAATGCATCGCCTTTTATTTTGCTTGAAAATCTTTATGATTGCATTGATCCATATACGTATAGAGAGTATTTGTTTGTTTTAAGCAAAAGAATAAATGATGTTACTTTTTTACTAAATAGTACTTTTCTAGATATAATAGATTACATGGACCTTTATAAAAGAGAAAATGAAGAAGGTAGTAACCAAGTTGCAAAAATAGATAACTAGTTAAATATAATCATGGCTACATCAACAAGCGATTTTATTAGTAAGCTGTCAGAGCTTAAAAAAGATTTTAAAGTCTTTATACCTTCTATTGCTAAACAAACTACTGCTAAGCAAATTACACTAAGACAGCAAAAAGATATTATTTCAACTGCTGTAAATGGTGTATTAGGAGCATTGCAATTTACTAAAGCTATTAATGATGTAATTAATGATAATGTAGAAGGTGATAATTTTTATACGTTTGACAGAGTACCAGCGCTGTTAGCTCTTAGAGTTCATTCCTTAGGAGACCAAATTAAAGCAGATAACGGTGAAGTTGTTTCTTTAAAATCGGCATTAGAAAAAGCTAAAAAGGTTCCAAGCTTTAAATTAGAAAAACAGGTTAAAATTGATAACATAAAAGTCGACTTACGTTTGCCTACTCTTAAACAAGAAAACGTTATAGTAAAAAGATGTATACAAGAAATAGATAATTTAAAATCAGAAGATCTTTCTGAAGCTATGGGCCTTATTTACATTTTTGAACTATTAAAGACTATTAAGTCAATAACTATAGAAGATGAAACAGTGGAATTTGAAGACTTAAAAGTAACAGATAGAGTTAAAATAATTGAGCAATTGCCCTTAGAGTTATATGATGATATTACTGCTTTTCTCGGTCAATTAGTAAAATATGAAGCTGATTTGTTAGCTGTTGATGATACTACTATAACTATTGACGCTTCACTGTTTGATGCCACGACTACTACATAAATATATATGTGGCAGACGAAAATATAGTTGATAAGTTAGTTGGTTCAAATGCAGACAATAAAAGGGAGTCTGTAAAAGATCGTGGTGATGTACTTGAAAAACAGAAAACCACTCTCACTGCTCAAGAAAGAACTAGGATAACAAACGAAACTACTGTATTTGCTAAGGAGTTCTTAAAAGTAAACAATCAAATGACGCCTGATGAAAAAGGCGAAACTGCCCGGGTAGATAAAACTACTGCTGGAAAAGTTAAAAGTTCTATTGAAAAAGCTAAAGAAGATAAACCTCCAAAACTAAAATTTCCTCTATTATTAGCTTTAGGTGCAGGTATTACAGCATTTGCTGCTTGGATTGCTGACTTTATAGGGCCTGTTGCTGAGTTTGTAGCTAAAACTCTACCCAAGCTACTTAAGCCTATGGGCAAATTAGCTAGTAACTTCTTTAAGGCTATGAAAGGCGGTAAGTTAGGTAAAATATTAGCAAGTTTAGCAAAAGGTATAGGTGGTAGATTATTAAAATTTGGTAGGTTTATTCCTGTTATAGGATCTTTATTCAGCTTTGGATTTGGTATAGCAAGATGGAAGAAAGGAGAATACATACCAGCAATTTTTGAATTCGCTTCTGGTATTTTG